AGACAACCCGGTAGCATGAAAAAGCCCCTTGCGGGGCTTTGAATGTAAGAAGGGAAACTTAACAGTTGCTATATCGGTTATAGCAAGCGGAGCTTTCGTTGCGCGAAGATCACGATATACATCGTATCAACCAGGGTCCGGACCACTCCAGAAATCAAGCTGGCGTGTGCTCCAGCGGAAGCGACCGCCACGCCAGTCGCTAGCGAAGCCTTTCCCAGCGCTCGCATTAGCAGATCTCCCTTCTTGGTGCCTTCGTGCTTGCGCACGGCGGCCCTTGCCATTTCCGTGATCGGGTCCAGGCCAGCGGCATAGGCGAACAGCGCGCAGTCCTCCGGGGACGCGGCTTTGCGGCCGTGGCGGATGTCGCTGATCTTCTGGAACGGCATGTCCAGGGCTCGGCCGAGGGCCGAATCGTTCGGCCGTCCGTTGCCGGCGCGGATGCTCGCTGCGTCGATCAGTTGAAGTAGCTCTAAATTTTTTGCTTCATCTTGTTGCATGGGTTACTCCAAACGAGTAGGATCGCGCCTACTCGAAAAACGTAAGTTACGCGTTTCGAGTTAGATCTTACTCGGAGCAACGATGCAACACCACCCGATCACCCTTGCCGGCTACCGCTTCGAGTCGGCCTTCTTGCGCTCCATCGTGCGTTGGGATGTGTCGCCGTGGTATCGCCAAGACCAGCTTCGCGCCGCCGCTGGCTACGTGATCGGCTGGGGCTGCTGATGCACACCTCCATGGCTGACATGGCAGCGGTGCACGGCATGAGCCTTCCGCAATACCTGTTCTTGGGCTCCATCGGGATCGTGGCGTGGCTCTGCGTGGTGGTCGGCTCCATCGCGTTGCTGGTGTGGGCCTTCAAGGTTTTCGCTTGGGCTGTCCAGCAGTTGGCAGATGCGCCGCACGGCCGTGCGCAAGCTTGCGCCGCGCGCGGCCGGGCGGAGCGCTCTGCCCTCCCCGATGGTAATCACGGGGAGAACAACCGATGACCAGGCCGAACCTCTCGCCGTTGGTCCTCGATGGCTCGCAAGTCAAGGCCCGCTTGATGGCCGAGCGCACCGAAAGCAAAGCATCGGTGCACGTGGACTGGCTTCGCTTCACCGTGTTCCGTCGCCACGTTACGCCGAGCGCCGACCTGCTGTTCCCGAAGCGCGCTTCCGACAACGTGTGGGAAGAGGCTCCGCGTCTCGCCCAGCTACAGGCCGTGATGCGCAGCCTGCAAGGTGGCGACTTCGACGTAGCCGCCCAGGCGTGGGAGCTTGGCGAACAGGTGGCAACCATCCTTGGCTGTGACTTCGAGATGCACCCCGAGATGCGCAAGGGTCACGACTTCTACAAACACCGCTGGAGCATCGAGCGCGCCGGCCAGGAAGTCGGCTGGGTAGGGTTCCTCGCGAGCGGCGACAGCCCACGCCAGAAGGCTCAGACCCGCACGATCCACGTCAACCTGTACGGCCACGCCTGCACGTTCGCGGAACTCGGATGGCGGTCGAAGATGGCCGACCTGATCGGCGACTATGACGGCACGATCACCCGCTGCGATCTGGCTCTGGATTTCTTCGAAGGCATCACGGGCGGCATGCACCGGGTCACCAGCGACTATAGCGCCGGCCTGCTGGACGTGATGGGCAAGCGGCCGAAGTGCAACCAGATCGGCGACTGGATCAACGCCGATGCCGGCGCGCGGTCCTTCTACGTGGGCAGCAAGGAAGCCGGCAAGCAAACCAACGTCTACGAGAAGGGCGACCAGCTCTTCGGCGTGGAAGAAGGCTCGCCATGGATGCGCATCGAACTGCGCTACGGCAACAAGCTGCGCGACCTGCCGAGCGATATTCTGCGCCGCCCTGCCGACTTCTTCTCAGGTGCCAGCGACTGGCACGCGAGCATGCTGCGCGAGTGGGAAGACGGCGAAGCGAAGGCCGCACCGGAAAAGATCGCCTGCCGCCCTCGCCTGCAAATTCAGACGGTGGACGCCGAAGTGGCCCGGGTCTGCCGCTGGATCACCAACACCGCATCTGCATCGCTCGCCGTCGTGGTCGAGCATTGCGAATACGAGGACCTGCGCGACCTGTGCACCGGCCGCAAGCTGCCGGGTCGGTTGCGCTCGTTCAAACCCGAAGAAGTCGGCGCCGCATTCCTGCGCCGTGGCGAACAGTTCAAAACGGTCGAAGGGCAAAGCCCGGCCTTCGCTTGACCGTCCACCAAGGGCAAGAGGAAACACCATGCGATTCAAGAACCAAGTCATGCTGCACGCCGTGAAGGAGTCGGCTGGAGAAATGGAAGGCCGTGCCTTCTCGTCCACCAAGTTCCACTTGGAGGTCGACTTGAAGGACAACGGCGTCGGCCGGTCCATCGGTCGTGTGACCCGCGAATTCAAGTGCGGTGACGCCAAGGAATTCGACAAGTGGGCGCACCTGGGCGGCGCCCTGCCCATGATGGTTGAAGCCACCTTCGAAATGGAAGCCACGAAGGACGGCAGCAAGCTCGCGCTGATCGACGTGGTGCCGGTCCAAAAGCCCCCGATTGGCAAGGCGGCCTAAATGCGACTGCTGGTGCAATCCACCGCGACGGGCCGTTTCCTCGCGCCGAGCTTGGAAGACGGCTCGCCCGAGTGGGTCTGTTCGCTCCGTGAGGCTGGCGGCGGCGTCGTCGGCGATCTGGAAGCGGCGCACCAGTTGATTTCCGATCACTGCGACCCCGAAGACGGCGCGCAGGTCATCGATCTAGACCGCCTGGGAACGGTCAACGATTACTGAGATTTCAGCCCCCGAGCGTTGCAACGTCGAGAGACGCCCAGCGCTTCGGGCTGCAATTTCGCACTACCGCGAAACCAGCATCAATGATGGGAATCACCATGCTGCAAGTCACCCGCAACGTTTGCCGTAAGTACGGCGCCAAGATCGCCGCAGTGCCGGCCGCTTTCGCCTTCACGCTGGGCCAAGCCCACGCCGCGCTGCCCGAAGCCGTGTCCACGGAAATCGGCACCGCCAAGACCGACATGCTGGCAGCTGCTGGCCTCGTGATCGCTGCCATGGTGGCGGTCTGGGGCCTGATGAAGCTGGCTTCGAAGTTCGGCTGGCGCTAAGTCGGTTTGATCCTGCTGCCTCGCGTGCGGGGCAGTGGAATCTGACTGGAGTAGCCCTTGGCCGATCCCCTCCCCCGCTTTCAAGTCGGCACCACTTGCTATGACGGTGCGCAAGCTGCCGCCAATGCGTGGCTCGCCGCTCAACAGCCGTTCAACACCGCCAAGGACCTGGGCTATGGGGATGGGGTCGAACCTGTCATCGTTGTGCCGTCGCGGGTCGATGTGCCTGTGAACGGTGATCCGCCCATGGCGTTCTACGAAGTGCGTGGGCTCAACAGCGGCGCTATCGAAGAAACGGGGCTCTCGTGGTATCCGACGCCGTGCGAGCTTGATGCCGTGCACGCTGGCAACGTCGCGAACATGGGTGAAGCCTTTCTGTTGCTGCTGGGCGCTTGTGCGGTGCTGTTCCTCATGCGGCAACTCATCGGCATTTTCTCCGGCGACACGGAGCGTTGATCATGAAAAGGAAAAACCATGCAGGGCCTCGAAATCCTTATCGGTGGTGGCTTGTTGCTGCTGCTTTTTGTGTTGTTCCGTTAGCGCAGGCGCAGTCGTCTAACCTGCCGGCCCAGTCGGCCCCCTACAGCGCGTTCGAATGGATGCAGCGGCAGACCACCGGAAACACCACGCAAGCCGGCATGAACATTGGCGGTGCGCGTGTGGCCGCAAGCCCCATCAACGGCAGTGGCTGGCAGCGTGCAGGCAACTATGGTGTCAACAACCAGATCAACCCTAGCGGCTTGACCTTCGGCGCTTCGCTGGAGATTCCGAATGGTGGTCAGAGGATCAACGCGCAGTGGCGTGGCGTTGCGACGAAAGCGGCGGTTGCCGATGGCATCGGAATCTTGTTCAAGAACGCCGCCAAGCTGTCGGGGCCGCTCGGTGTTGCTGTGATGCTGGCTGACTTCGCGGGCGTGTTCGATCCTGCCGGCATTGCGCCGAACACGAACCCCGCCACGCAGGCTGAAAAGCCGTTTCTGCTCAGTATGTCGGGTGTGTGGTGGCGGGGCTCCGGGCAGTGCCTCAGCATGGTGCCGATTGACGCGATCCGATGCACCATAGCGCACGTCAATTCGATCAGCGATTCGACGCTGGAGTCGTGCACGATGTTGCAGCAGACCAGTCAGTCAGCGTCTGGCCGGTGCATCTACAAGCCCACCGGTGGCGGCTTGGTTGCAGCGGTGTCGGCGACGACTGGTAGCGGTGGCTCGCGTGAAGCCAATTGGGATGAGGTTCGGCCAGCGTTTGAAGCCATGAATCCGCTTCCTTCAGAGGTCAGCCAGAAGATGATCGAGTGGGCGCGCAAGCAGGACGGACAGAACGGTATTGAGCCTTTCAAGCTGATGATCGATCCGCTCGGCCTGACTGGGCCGTCCACCTTTCCGCCTACTACGGTGGAGGACAAGAAAACGACGACACGCACCGGGGCTGATGGCCGCCCTGAGACGGTCGAAACCACCACTCGGAAGACGACGGAAACCGGGGTGACGTACGACGGGGACAAAGTGAAGGTGACGCCGAAGGAAACGACGACGACGACAACCAAGGTCACTGACGCGGATGGCAACGTGAAAGAAACCACCGAGACCGATACGAAGGAAACCACTGAGAACACAGCGCCGAAGGAAGAAACGCCCGGCCTGTGTGACCTGTACCCCGACATTCTGGCCTGTGCAAAGCCCGAGTTGGATGCGCCAGAGGAAGAGATTCCGCGTACAGAAAAGCAGATTACCTATGAGGCCGAGCAGGTGATGGGCCCGGGCTCGTGCCCTGCCGACAAGGTGCTGAGCGTGCGTGGTCAGCAGATCACCGTGTGGAACTGGCAAGAGTCCTGTTCGTGGATCACCAGCTACGTGAAGCCGGTGTTGATCGCGATGGCCGGGTTTTGCGCGCTCATCATCCTCATGCCGTCCGCTGGCCGCGAGTCCGTATGAAGATCGGCACGTGGCTCCTGTCGCTGCTACAGCCGGCCATTGCGCGCATCCTGGCCGCGCTGGGAATGTCGGTGGTGTCGGTGGTCGGCATGGACATGGTGTTTGACCAGCTGAAGCAGCAGCTGCTCGCCAGCTTCAACGCGCTGCCGGCCGAGATGCTGGCCGTGTTCCAACTCGCAGGCGGTGGCATCGCGCTCGGCATCGTCTTTGGCGCGATCACCACCAAGGTGATGTTGATGATGATCTTCAACAGCACCAAGATTCTCGGGACGAACCCAGGATGATCACCGTCCTCACTGGCACGCCCGGCGCCGGCAAAACGCTGTACGCCATCGACCAATTGCTGTTCCCACTGTGGGATGCCGCTAACGGCAAATGGAAGCCGATCGCCAAGCGCGAAGAAGACGGCTCCATGAGCGAAGTCGAGCGCACCGTTTACACCAACATCAACGGCTTTTTGGTCGATCACGAGCTCGTCCAGGCCGATGGTGATCAGGGCTTGAAGAACTGGCACAAGTGGGCAAAGCCGGGCTCGCTGATCGTGGTGGACGAGTTCCAGAAGATTTGGCCTCCGCGGCCGAACGGCTCGAAGGTGCCCGACGACGTGCAGGCCTTCGACACCCACCGGCATATGGGCGTCGACTTCATCCTGATCACGCAGAACGCGATGAACGTCGACCGGCATCTGCACGGGCTCACCGGCCGCCATCTGCACGTGCGGCGCATGGCAAACATGCACCTTGCCATCGTGTACGAGTGGGACCATTGCAGCCGGCAACTGCTCTACTCGAAGAGCCTGACCAAGCACCCATGGCGCTATGGCAGTCGGGCGATGAAGGTCTACAAGTCGAGCGAGCTTCACACGAAGCAGAAACGCAGGTTGCCCGGTGCGCTGTGGTTCCTGCTGCTCGCGCTGGGCGTGGTGGCTTACATGGGGCCGACGCTGTACAGCCGCCTGGGTGAACGGACGGGCCTGCACGCCGCCGAGAGCAAGCCGAAGCAGGTGGCCGCTGTACCGGGCCTTCCAGGGCAGCAAAACACGCCGCGCCCTGCCCTACCCCCTGCCTCGGCTCCGCAGGCCGCTCCAGCGCCCGTTATTGCCGCGTCTGCCCCTGCTCCTGTCGTGCTGGCTGGTTGTGCGCGGATGCGTGATCGCTGTACCTGCTTCGACACCACCGGCAAGCGCGAGGACAAGCCCGAAGACTTCTGCCGTGATACCAGCCTTGCCAACGTGGCGGCGAAGGTGGTGGACGTGCCCGACAGCTTGGACCGGTTCCAGAGCATCGGCCCGACCACACGCGATGCCTATGGCGAGGCCCTGATTGCCTGGGCGGATGCCGAGAACGACAGGCGCCGAACGACTCGCAACTACGGTCGGTAGTGATATGCGCGCTCGAGATGTCGAATCGAGCTCGAGATCTTGGCTTGATTCGCAGATCTCAGTGAGCAGATCCAGGCAGGCAATCTACTGAAAAACGAACGGGGGCCCCACTCGTGGGGGCTGGGGGTATGGGGGTGCAGAGCCCCCATGTCCTCGGCTGGTGCGTAGAGTGCGCCGAGCTACCATGGCGCATGGCTTATCAAGACGGTCGCCCCGCTGCCAACGACCAGCGCGTTACCCCTGTTTCAGCGGATGAGTGGTGGTCGCGTCGGACCGGCAAGAGTGCTGAGGAGGTCGAGATCGACGGGACGTTTTACCTACCAGCGAACGAAAACGGGCCTTACCGTGGACCGCCTCGCATCAAGAAAGAGCCGCGTGTGTTTCCCTGGCTCTGGCTCGTCATGGTGGTTTTGGGCCTCTTGCTGGCCTACTTGAAGACAACCCGGTAGCATGAAAAAGCCCCTTGCGGGGCTTTGAATGTAAGAAGGGAAACTTAACAGTTGCTATATCGGTTATAGCAAGCGGAGCTTTCGTTGCGCGAAGATCACGATATACATCGTATGAAGTTGGGCGAGGCGACGCAAAGGAGGTCCGATCGATGCCGATGCCCGCCTCGATCTGGCCGCAAACTCAAGGCCATGCACCGCAGCATGGAACCTACCCGCCTGCGCGCAGTTTCTTCCGGTCTCCGAGCACTTTGCCTAACTGGCAGTCCGCCCGCCACGTGATCCCGTTGGTCGATGGCCGCAAGGCAGCCACCGCGCAGCCAGCCCTGGGCAGCGTA